AGATTGCTGAGTATATTCGATGTAAGGATGATCCTGTTTACTTTGCTCAAAACTATGTCCAGATTGTGACACTGGACCATGGTCTGCAACCATTCAGGACTTATGATTTCCAAGAGAAGTTAATCACTCGATTTCATGAGAACAGATTCAACATCTGTAAGATGCCACGACAGACTGGTAAGTCCACCACAGTGGTGTCTTACTTGTTGCATTATGCAATCTTCAACGACAGTGTGAACATTGGTATTCTGGCAAACAAAGCGTCCACTGCCAGAGAACTTTTGGCAAGACTTGCAACAGCATATGAAAACTTACCCAAGTGGATGCAGCAGGGCGTGCTAGTATGGAACAAAGGAAACATTGAACTCGAAAATGGCAGTAAGATTTTGGCAGCTTCTACATCTGCGAGTGCTGTCCGAGGTATGTCGTTTAACATCCTCTTTCTCGACGAGTTCGCGTTCGTCCCGAATCACATTGCTGACTCGTTCTTTGCCTCTGTTTATCCTACTATTACTTCTGGTAAAAGCACAAAAGTCATCATCGTCTCCACCCCCCACGGTATGAATCACTTCTACCGCATGTGGTATGATGCGGAGAAGGGAAGAAACGAATATGTTCCAACAGATGTTCACTGGTCCGAAGTCCCAGGAAGGGATGAGGAGTGGAAAGAACAAACAATTAAAAACACATCTGAACAACAGTTCAAGATTGAGTTTGAGTGTGAATTTCTTGGTTCAATTGACACACTTATTTCTGCTTCAAAACTCAAAGCATTGGTTTATGAAAAACCAATCGAGAGAAATGACAGTTGTGACATTTATGAGAAACCAAGACCTGGCAGAGATTACGTTGTAACCGTTGACGTTGCCAGGGGTGTTGGTGGTGACTACTCTGCTTTTGTCGTGGTTGACATCACATCATTCCCACACAAGGTGGTTGCTAAGTACAGAGATAACAACATTAAACCAATGTTGTTCCCGAGTGTTATTTACGAAGTGGCAAAGTCTTATAATGAAGCATTTATTCTTTGTGAGGTGAATGATGTTGGTGATCAGGTTGCCAGCATTCTTCAGTATGACTTGGAGTATCAAAACCTGCTGATGTGCTCAATGCGAGGCAGAGCAGGTCAAGTTGTTGGACAAGGTTTCTCAGGAAATAAGACACAACTGGGAGTCAAGATGTCCAAGACTGTGAAAAAAGTTGGGTCACTTAACCTCAAAACGATGATTGAAGAGAACAAACTTCTCTTCTGTGACATCGACATTATCTCTGAGATGACAACTTTTATTCAGAAGAACAGTTCGTTCGAGGCTGAGGATGGTTGTAATGATGACTTGGCAATGTGTCTGGTCATTTATGCGTGGTTGGTTGCACAAGATTATTTCAAAGAACTTACAGACCAAGACGTAAGGAAAAGACTCTATGACGAGCAAAAGAACCAGATCGAACAGGACATGGCTCCTTTTGGTTTTATCTCTGATGGCCTGGACAGCGAGAGTTTTGTTTCTGATGATGGCGACAGATGGTACGCTGCCAAGTCTGATGCATTTGATGAGTATGGAGTAGCAGCAGGTGGTTGGGAACTCTGGGGTAAGTATTAATGAATCTTGATGAGCAGATTTCATTAGGGCACCTTCTTCTCACTGATCGCCAATGTCGAACTTGTGGAGAGATTAAAAACCTAATCGATGGGTTTTACAGAACAAGAAAAACCAAGGGTCAGAATGCTTCTGCTTATTCTTATGAATGTAAGATTTGCACCATCAGAAGGATCGTGGAAAGAAGAAAACAACTCGACCCATTCATTGATTGGTCATATCCTGACTGGTAAATTTGTTCACCACCCATTTCCCCCCTGAAAACAACCAAAAACCTAAATATTTTCAGATAAACTGAGAAACTTTTAGGGAGAAAAACATGGCGACTCCTCAATTATCTCCTGGTGTACTCATCAGGGAAGTTGATCTAACAGTCGGAAGAGCCGAAAATGTTCTCGATAACATTGGTGCTATTGCTGGTCCTTTTCCACAGGGTCCAGTAAACGAGGTTACACAGATCAACACCCAGCAGCAATATATCGATACTTTCGGACAACCAATCTCGACTGATCGTCAGTACGAATATTGGATGACCGGTTCAGAATTCCTTTCTTACGGTGGAGTTCTGAAGGTCGTTAGAGTCGGCGGTGGATCACTGGCAAACGGAAATGCTGGTGTCGGCATTGCTTCAACTTCTTCTCTGAGAGTTGACAACTACGACGATTACGAACAGAACCACACAACCGATACTTCTTGGTATTACGCAGCAAGAAACCCTGGTGCTTGGTCAAACAAACTCAAGGTTTGCTTCATCGATAACGCTGCTGACCAAACAATCGGAATTGCAACAACCAACCCAAGTGCAATTGGTGGTGTTATTGGTTACGGTGTAACCTCAGCACTGACGAACGTTGTTGTTCCTGGTGCTGGATCAACCACTGGATTCACTGGTTATCTGAAGGGCATCATCACTGGTGTTACAACAGACGCGACTAACTCAAACTCAACAATCGACGTTAAGATTGTTGCGAGAGTTTCTTCTGCTGGAACAACTTATCCAATCAATTATCGTCAGAGTGACCCAGGTCAATCTTTCGAAGCATCCGATTCACTGAATCTGATCAACAACTCTGGAGTCACAACTGGAACAGCAACTGCTGCTTCCATCCTTGATTGGTACGATCAACAAACTCTGGGTCTGACCAACTCCACAGTTTATTGGAAGTCGCTTGCACCAAAACCTGTAAGCAGCAACTATTCAACCAGCAGAGATGGCGGCGGAGACACTCTCCACGTTGTTGTCATTGATGACACTGGTTCTGTAACAGGAATTCAAGGCAACGTTCTTGAGAAGCACCTGAATCTTTCTAAGGCATCAGACGCTTCTGCAGATGGTGACGCACCAACTAAGACATATTATAAGGATTACATCGCTCAAGGTTCCAGTTACATCTTCGCTGGTTACAACCCATCGAATGGTGATGACGCTTATTGGGGCACTGCTCCTCTGGCAACTGGATTCTCAACAGACTTCACTGCTTACACAACTGCTGAAGGTCTTTGGGGTCAAACCGCACAGGGTGTTAAGTTCAGCGCACTTGGCAACGTAAGTTACACCATTACTGGTGGTGTTGATTACCAAGCAGGCGGTGGAATGGAAGCCGAACTCGGTGATCTGGTAACTGGTTACGGTTACTTCGATAACAAGGACGAGGAAGCAGTTGACTTCATCATGATGGGTCCTGGTCTGACAACTGAGTCATCCACCCAAGCAAAAGCAAATTACATCATCTCTCTTGCTGAGTCAAGAAAAGATTGTGTTGCTTGTGTTTCACCTCACAGAGCAAACGTTGTTGGAGTTACCAACGCAACAACAGCAACCAATAACCTGCTGAGATACTTCGCTCCTCTGTCAAGTTCTTCTTACGCGGTCTTTGACAGCGGTTATAAGTACACCTACGATCGTTTCAATAACGAGTTCCGTTACATCCCATGTAACGGTGACACCGCAGGTCTGATGGTCAGAACTGGAATCCTCGCTTATCCTTGGTTCTCACCAGCGGGTCAGCAAAGAGGTGTTCTGAACAACGCAATCAAACTTGCTTACAACCCCAACAAAGCACAAAGAGATCTCTTGTACACAGCAAGAGTTAACCCAATTATCAACCAGAAGGGTACAGGAATTCTCCTCTTCGGTGATAAGACTGGTCTCGGATATGCTTCAGCATTCGACAGAATTAACGTTCGTCGTTTGTTCCTTACGGTTGAGCAGGCACTTGAGGGTGCAGCAAATGCACAACTCTTCGAACTCAATGATGTCAACACAAGATCAAACTTTGTGAACATCGTTGAACCTTATCTCCGCGATGTCCAAGCGAAGAGAGGACTTTATGACTTCTTGGTTGTTTGTGATGAGACAAATAACACTCCTGATGTGATTGACAACAATGAATTCAGAGCGGACATCTATCTGAAACCAACCAAGTCTATCAACTACGTCACCTTGACCTTCGTCGCAACCCGCACTGGCGTTGCATTCGAAGAAGTTGTTGGAACTGTTTGATCATTACTACATAAACACAGGAGGAACTAACAATGGCCGAAACAAGAACCCTTTCACAATTTAAATCTAAACTGGCGGGCGGCGGCGCTCGCCCCAATCTGTTCGAAGTCTCGATCCCCGCTTTCCCTGCCGCAGTCTCTGAGGCTTGGGGAAGTGGAGACGACGGTGAGAATGGAACTTTCAAATTCCTTTGTACAGCAGCACAACTTCCTGCATCAAACGTTGCTGAAGTTGCTGTTCCTTTCAGAGGAAGAAGTTTGAAAGTTGCTGGTGACAGAACATTTGATCCTTGGACTGTCACTGTTCTCAATGATGAGGACTTCAAACTGAGAACCGCTTTTGAGAGATGGGCAAACGAACTGTCCAAGTTGGATGATGCAACTGGAGTTACAAACCCAACCTCTTACATGACTGACGCTTATGTTCAGCAACTTGGAAGAGGAGCAACAGCATTCTCACAAAACAATGATGGTGGGGAATCAGTAATTTTGAGAACTTACAAGTTCTTTGACATTTTCCCACAAACAATTTCAGCGATCGAATTGAACTACGATTCGACCAATGCTGTTGAGAATTTCCAGGTAACCTTCTCGGTTCAGTACTTCACAATCGGTGAATCACTTCAATCAACTGGTTCTAACCCAGGAGAGGTTCTGATCAGATGATAAATAACTAGACGACAAGTCTAGTATCTAATAATGGCTGCGAGATTATTTGGTTTCTCAATTGAAGATAGCGAAAGGACTCCGCCTGGCGTAGTGTCTCCAGTCCCACCCAATAACATGGATGGGTCTGAACACTATGTCAGTTCGGGGTTCTTTGGTTCATATGTAGACATCGAAGGTGTTTATAAAAACGAAAACGATTTGATTCGTCGTTATCGTTCAATGTCACTTTATCCAGAGTGTGACAGTGCAATCGAAGATATTGTAAACGAAGCAATTGTTTCTGACACAAATGATAGTCCAGTAACAATTGAGTTGTCGAAACTCAAAGCGAGTGACAACATCAAAAAGAAAATCAGAGAAGAGTTTAGATACATTCTCGAATTGCTTGACTTTGATAAGAAGGCACATGAAATCTTCCGTAATTGGTACATCGACGGAAGACTGTACTACAACAAAGTCATTGACCAGAAGAGACCTCAGGATGGAATTCAAGAACTGAGATACATTGATGCATCGAAGATGCGTTATATGCGTCAGATGAAAAAGAAAGGAAAGAACAGCATTCAATCATTGGAGCAAGTTGCTGGTTCAACAAACCCAGCAAATTACGACTTCCCTGAGATTGAAGAGTTCTTTGTTTACAGTCCCAACCAACAAACTGGTGGATCAGTAAACACTGGATATAACAATGGTCCTGGCAAAGCAATCAGAATGACTCGTGATTCTGTCACTTATTGTACTTCTGGTTTGGTTGACAGAAATAAAGGATCAACTCTCTCTTGGTTGCACAAAGCAATCAAACCTCTAAACCAGTTGATGATGATTGAGGACTCACTCGTCATCTATCGTCTGTCAAGAGCACCAGAAAGAAGAATCTTCTACATCGACGTTGGTAATCTGCCCAAGATGAAGGCAGAACAATACCTTCGTGATGTCATGATGCGTTATCGTAATAAGTTGGTTTACGATGCAAACACTGGTGAGATTCGTGACGACAAGAAATTCATGTCAATGATGGAAGACTTCTGGCTTCCAAGACGTGAAGGTGGTCGTGGAACAGAAATCACAACTCTGCCTGGCGGTCAAAATCTTGGAGAAATCACTGACATTCAATACTTCCAAAGAAAACTTTACAGAGCATTGAATGTCCCTGAGACAAGAATCGAAGGAGAAGGTGGTTTTTCACTGGGTCGTTCTTCTGAAATCCTGAGAGATGAAGTTAAATTCTCCAAGTTTGTTGGAAGACTGAGAAAGAGATTCTCTCAGATGTTCCAGGATATGCTGAGAACTCAACTTCTTCTTAAGAACATCGTGACTCCTGAAGATTGGGAGATCATGGCTGATCACATTCAATATGACTTCCTGTATGACAATCACTTTGCTGAACTCAAAGATGCAGAGTTGATGCAGGGAAGACTTGAACTTGCAGCACAAGCAGAACCTTACGTTGGTAAGTATTACTCTCAAGATTATCTGAGAAGACATGTTCTTCGTCAGACTGATGAAGAAATCATTGAACAAGATTATCTCATCGAAAAAGAAATCGAAGAGGGAATTATTCCTGATCCAAATGCAATGGTGATGGATCCTGCAGCTGCAGGTGGAGAAGTTGGCGATCCAACTGTTGGTGGTGGCGGCGGAGTTCCCGACGCAATGCAAAACACACCAATGCCCAAAGATCCAAAAGCACCAGAAATGCCCCCTGGTGGAGAGATCTAAATAAAACTGTAGATTATTTGCCTTTACCATGCCTGCTATGGACGACCTTATGAATTTGCTTGTGCAAGATGATCCTTCATCTGCACAAATCAGTGATCAAATCAAAGATATTCTTTTCTCGAAAAGCGCAGAAAAGATCGAAGCAATCAGACCAACTGTTGCAGCATCAATTTTTGCAGATGATTCTGTAGATCTTGATGAACCAGATGACGAACCCACTGAGTTCGATTCTGATATTGATTTTGACGGCGAAGCCGAAGAAGAATAAATAACTAGATAAGAATATTGTTATCTGAATAATGGCTGCCCTAAAACCAGTTGGTGTAAATACCACACTTTCGACCAGCGGAACCGCTTCAACATCGATTGCGATTGCACAACAATCAGATGCAATTCGTGTTGCATGTGAAGGTGCTGGTGTGCACGTTAAAGTTGGAGGAGATCCAGTTGCAACTGCACTTGATTATTATGTGACAACGGGAGAACCCGAAACAATTAGTATCGGACCCGTTCAATCACAGAGAGTTGTGGGAATCACCACTGGTGCAACAACAACCATTGACTTCCCAGAAGGAACTGGTTGTCCTTTTGCAACTGGCGAATATGTTTCGTTGACAGTTGATGGTCAAAGCACATTTGACTTCTCACATAAAGAGATCACATCAATTGACAACACCTCCAATGTTGGTGGATATTACAACACAAGATGCGTCGTCAATCATGACTCATCTGCTGTAACCGCAACATTCAATGGGCAATCGGCAACTTTGAGAAAATCAATCAAAGTTTCCGTGGTAACAAATTCTGGAACAGGCACAGCCTTTATTCAACAAGTTCAAGATTCCTGAGGCACAATGAAACTAATCAGAGAAGAAATCGAATCGGTCGATTTTATCGTTGAAGAAAAGAACGGTAAAAAGTCCATGTTCATCGAAGGCATCTTCCTGCAGGGTGACCTCAAGAACAGAAATGGCAGAATGTATCCAATGGAAACTCTGAGAAGAGAAGTCCAAAGATACAGCGAAAGCAACATCCAAACAGGTAGAGCACTTGGTGAACTCGGTCACCCCGATGGTCCAACCGTCAACCTTGACCGTGTTTCACACAAGATCGTTTCTCTGACAGAGAACGGTTCTAACTTCATTGGTAAAGCAAAAATCCTGAACACCCCCATGGGTAACATCGCTAAGAATCTTATCGATGAGGGTGTGAAGCTTGGAGTTTCTTCAAGAGGAATTGGTTCACTGAGACCAACTCGTGAAGGTGTCAACATTGTTGGCGATGACTTCATGCTTTCAACTGCTGCTGACATTGTAGCAGATCCTTCCGCTCCTGATGCTTTTGTTGAAGGCATCATGGAAGGTAAGGAGTGGGTTTGGGACGGAGGAATTCTCCGCGAACAACTCGCACAAAAAACTTACAAACAAATCAACACTCTGGTCTCACAGAGACAGCTTGACGAGAAGAAATTGAATCTATTCAATGACTTCTTGAACAATCTGTAAAGCCAGAATTGATAAATAAATACAGATTAAGTAATAGGTTAATCGGAGAGTTCAAATGTCTCGCGGAGATTTACAAGAAATGGAGCAATCCAAAACTGCTGTGAACGCAAATGCCAAGCCTGCAGAGGCACAAGGCAAGTTGTCTAATCCTGGTGAGGGACTTTCAGCTTCTTATGAAGATCTGGGTGGTCCTACCCCTGAAAACTACAGCCCCACCAATGACTCAGCAAAACTGAGAGAACCCAAGATCAAGACTGTTCACGATGTTGTGAACAAGAACGCTAAGTCAGTCGCTAAAGAAGAGACTGAGGAAGAAGTTCTGGAAGATCAAGAGGTTGTTGCAGAAGAGCAAGTCGAAGAGGAGCAATCTGAGTTTGACATCGAAGAAGATGTTAACGCTCTGCTGGGTGGCGAAGATCTCTCCGAAGAGTTCAAAGAAAAGGCAAAGGTTGTCTTTGAAGCTGCTCTGAACTCAAAAGCACTCGAAATCGAAGAAGCACTGACTGCTCAGTACGAGCAGGCACTGGCTGAGGAAGTCGAAGAAATGAAGGCTTCCCTGGTTGAGCGAGTTGACGCTTATCTTGAGTACGTCTGCGAAGAGTGGATGACCGAGAACGAACTCGCTATCGAGCATGGTCTCAAGACTGAAATGACTGAATCCTTCCTGTCTGGCATGAAGGGTCTTTTTGAAGAACATTATGTAACAATCCCTGAAGATAAATATGATGTTCTTGAGAGCATGGTAGAAAAACTTGATGAAATGGAAGAAAAACTCAACGAGCAGATTGAGAAGAACATCGGTTTGAACAAGCGTCTTGCTGAATCAACCGCTGATTCTATCCTCGATGAGATTTCTGAGGGTCTTGCACTGTCTCAGAAAGAGAAGCTCGCTTCACTTGCCGAAAGTGTTGAGTTTGAAAGTGAAGACGAATATCGTGAAAAGCTGGAAACTCTGAAGGAGTCATACTTCTCCAGAACTCCTGCTGCTAAGTCTGAAGCACCACAAACTCTTTCTGAGGGTGTAGACACAACTGAGGCTCCTGTGAGCAACAGCATGGATGCATATCTCAGATCCCTGGGCGCATTCAGAAAGAACTGAATTTAACATTAATTCAAACAAACATCTTTTTTAACGAGGTAAAAGCAAATGTTCCAATCAGAACATCTGCAGGAAAAGTGGAGTCCACTTCTCGACTATGAGGGCCTTGATCCCATCAAGGATTCCCACAGAAGAGCTGTAACCGCAGTCCTGCTGGAAAACCAAGAAAAGTTCCTCCGCGAGGAGCAAGCATTTAACTCAGGTATCAACCTGATGGAAACCCCCACCAACGCTGGTAACGCAGCTGGTGCTTCAGGTGGTTTCGGTAGCGGTGCTGACGCTGCTGGCCCTGTTGCTGGTTTCGACCCCGTTCTGATCTCTCTGATCAGACGCGCAATGCCTAACCTGGTCGCATATGACCTGGCTGGCGTTCAACCAATGAACGGTCCTACTGGACTGATCTTCGCAATGCGCTCCCGTTACAGCACTCAGTCTGGTTCTGAGGCACTGTTCAACGAGGCAGATACCGCATTCTCTGGTCAGGACGACGGATTCGACCTCACCGCTGGATTCTCCGACGTTAACGCTGGTCTGGGTACAACTTCACAGACTGGTACTAACCCCTCGCTGCTGAACCCTGTCGGTACTGCAACCTCGACCTCCTATGACGTTGGTCAAGGAATGGTTACAGGCGATGCTGAGAACCTCGGCAACGGCACTGGCAACCAGTTCAACGAGATGGCCTTCTCGATCGAGAAAGTCACCGTTACCGCTAAGTCAAGAGCTCTGAAGGCTGAGTACTCACTGGAACTCGCTCAGGACCTCAAGGCAATCCACGGTCTGAACGCTGAAGCAGAACTTGCTAACATCCTTTCGACTGAGATCCTCGCAGAAATCAACCGCGAAGTTATCAGAACCATCTACAAGGTTGCTGAGCAAGGCGCTGTTTCTAACACCGCAACCGCTGGTGTATTCGACCTCGACATCGACTCAAACGGTCGCTGGAGTGTTGAGAAGTTCAAGGGTCTCCTGTTCCAAATCGAGCGCGACGCTAACGCAATCGCACAAAGAACTCGTAGAGGAAAGGGCAACATGATCCTCTGCTCTGCTGACGTTGCTTCGGCACTGACAATGGCAGGCATCCTGGATTACACCCCTGCTCTGAACGCAAACCTGAACGTTGACGACACTGGCAACACCTTTGCTGGAACCATCAACGGTAAGTTCCGCGTCTACATCGACCCATATGCTGCTAACCTGGCTGCTGCTAACACTGCAACCAACTCAGGTAATCAGTACTACGTCGTTGGTTATAAGGGTTCTTCACCTTATGACGCTGGTCTCTTCTACTGCCCATACGTTCCCCTGCAAATGGTTCGTGCCGTGGGTGAGGACACCTTCCAGCCCAAGATTGGCTTCAAGACCCGTTATGGTCTGGTTGCTAACCCATTCGCTGAAGGAACAACCCAAGGCCTGGGTCGCCTGCGCGTTAACTCCAACCGCTACTATCGTCGCGTTGCTGTTAAGAACCTCATGTGATCAATTCTCACAAGAGATTTCAAGAGGACCTTCGGGTCCTCTTTTTTTATGTTTCTAAATAAATGAAACGATTATGCCAGAAGAAGAACCACTTTACTCAATGCACATTGACATTGAAGATGTAAAACTTCTCCATAAATCTGTTTGTTTTTATTTGAAGAATTGGCCTGGTTATCCCGAATGTCCAATTGGGGAGCAACAGCATTTGATCGAAATGAAGGAATACCTTTATCGTGCCATTCTTGAGGATATGTACAATAAATAACATCACTCACTTCTGATGTCATGAAGTACATAAAATGGTTCGCTGGAAGTGTTGGTGTAATCATTGCAGTGGCACACATCGGAGTGATTGGACACCTCATCAAAAAAGAACCAATTCAAATTAATTATCCTCCAGCTGGAGATTACACATCATATTCAATCACTGTAAACCCAGACGGAAGTTACACGATTGATTACAAGGGACATGATCCCACTGTTTTGGATAACAAGACTTACACCGATCAATCCAATGGTGTTTTTGGAATTGGTGGAAGATCAACCACAACTGTTGAAAGACAATACATTCCCAACGGAACCTCACAACCACAGGAGGTTGATTCTGAGGGAAAGCCGATTGCGAGGTCCGAAGAGTGCATCAAGGCGGAAGGTGGCGGAGAGAATGCAGGTAGGTTAGTTGGTGCAAGCATTGGAGCATCAATCGCACCATCAATTGCAGGCATTCCTTACATCGGATGGCTCGCAGCAGGTTGGGCAGTAATGTTGGGACAGGATATGGGTTCTAATATTGGTGGTAATGTTGCCACTCAGATTAAAGGCTGCTGATAAATAATTAAAAAACACCATGGCAGTCAATAAGCCAGTTCCTGGACAAATTGAAAATAGAAACTTTCTTGCTCCAACAGGTTTTTTGTTCTCGATCAACAAAGCACCTAAGATTTCTTTCTTTGGCAAGAAAGTAACGATTCCTGCCATGAATTTTGATGTGGCAGAGCAACCAAACTATTTGAGAATGATTCCTCTTCCAGGAACAATGATTGACTTCGAAGATCTGACATTCGATTTCCTGGTGGATGAAGGTCTTGAGAATTACATGCAGATTCAAAACTGGATGCGCGGCATTGGATTCCCAGAGAGTTTGAGCGAAACTTATAATTGGCAGTTGAGTAATGAAAATGAGGATCAACTTCCCATTGAACAACCAGACAAGTCTCAATTGAATCTTTACTCCGATGCAACTCTGACTGTTCTTGACTCAATGAATAATGCTAAGTTCAAAGTCAAGTTTCAGAACTGCTTCCCTTATCGCCTTAGCACATTGGAGTTTGATGCAACTCAAACCGAACTCCAATACTTTACTGCACAAGTAAGTTTCAAATACATGGTTTATAATATTGATGAGATTACGTCCTGTTGTTAATGGTTGACCTTGAAACAATCCAATCGATGTGGGTGAAAGACTCACAGTTGGATCCTGATAATCTCCATACCGAATCACTAAACATTCCTGTTCTTCACGCAAAGTACTACGATCTCTATAACAATATCACTTTGCTAAGAAAGAAGGCAGATCAACAAAGGAAAAACATCCGCCATGAACGTTATGAATATTTCTCAGGTAAAGCAGATCCAGACGTTTATATTAAAGATCCGTTTCCCAAAAAGATTCGAGATAAGGAAACGATGCAAAAGTATCTGGACGCTGATGAAAAACTCTCAGGAGTTTCGTTGAAGATTGAATATTATGATGTCATGTTGAAGTATCTTGAAGAGATTCTAAAGCAGTTGGCACAGAGAACTTATCAAATCAAGAATGCAATTGAATTCATGAGATTCGCAGCTGGCATGGGATAACTAAATAGGTCAGATACATGGTGACATGGCTGACCTCGTTATTGAAAAAGTAAACGAAGTATATCTCAAGATCACAACAGAACCTCACATCGAATATGAACTTAGGGATCGCTTCACCTTTGAAGTTCCCAATAAGAAGTTCATGCCTCAGTATCGAAGAAGAAATTGGAATGGAGACATTCATCTCTTCGATATGAGAACTAAGAGAATTTACATCGGTCTGTTGGATAAGATCGTTGCGTTCTGTGATCAGGCAGGATACACTTACTCATTTGAAAATAACAAGTTTTACGGACCACCTTTTGAGGTGAATGAGTTCGTGAGCAAAGGTGGTGTCAAGGATTATATGAATTCTATTACACACCTTCAACCCAGAGATTATCAGATTGACGCTGTTTATGACGCGCTGAGATATAACAGAAAACTTCTAATTTCACCAACTGCTTCTGGTAAGTCATTCATGATTTACACACTGGTGAGATACTTTGTTGCTCGCAAACAAAAGATTCTTCTAGTGGTTCCCACAACTTCTCTTGTGGAGCAGATGTTCAAAGACTTCCAGGATTATGGATGGGATGCTCAGAATCACTGTCACAGAATTTATGCTGGACGTGAAAGAACTAATGTCAATGAAGTCACCATTACAACTTGGCAATCCATTTACAATCTTGACAGAAGTTTCTTTGAAGACTTCAATGTCATCATTGGTGATGAAGCGCACCTTTTCAAGAGTAAGTCTTTGATTGGTGTGATGACAAAGTTACATCATGCGAAATACAGGTTTGGTTTCACAGGAACACTCGATGGAACTCAGACACACAAGTGGGTTCTGGAAGGACTCTTTGGTCCATCTTACAAAGTCACTCAGACCAAGAAACTTATTGATGAGGGACACCTTGCCACTCTTGACATTCAGTGTGTGGTTCTGAAACACAAACCCAAGAAGTTTGACACATATGAGGATGAAATTCAATATCTGATTTCTCATGAACGACGAAACAAGTTTCTAACAAATTTGACTTGTGATCTTAAGGGAAACACTCTTCTTCTCTTTACGAGAGTGGAATCCCATGGGGACATACTTTACGAAATGATAAATAACAAAGTAAATGAAGGACGTAAAGTCTTTTACATTCATGGTGGTGTGGCCACCGATGAGAGAGAAGAAGTCAGAAGGATCACAGAAGAGGAGAAGGATGCAATTATCGTAGCATCTTTTGGAACATTCTCCACTGGAATCAACATCAAAAATCTTCACAACGTAATCTTTGCTTCTCCTTCTAAATCAAGAATTCGTAATCTTCAGAGCATAGGAAGAGTTCTGAGAAAGGGAAAGGATAAAGTCAAAGCAAGATTGTATGACATCGCTGATGACATTACTCTGAACTCAAGAAAGAACTATACACTCAACCACTTCATCGAGAGAGTTAAGATCTATGTTTCTGAACACTTTAACTATGAGATTGTATCAGTTGATCTAAAAGACTAAGGAGGTGTAAATGATAGAAGATGATTTCTTTGCAACAATCAAACTCAAATGTGGTGATGAAATCTTCTGTAAGGTAGCAGCATCGGATGAAGGCGACAGAACAATGCTTCTGATCTCTAATCCAATTATTGTTGAAGAAATGAAGACCAGAGGACAAACCACTGGTTACAAACTTGAACCCTGGTTGAAGACTTCCACTGAAGATCTCTTTGTAATCAATCTTGATGATGTTCTTACGATGTCTGAATCGGATGACATCGCAATGATCATGATGTATCAGGATTATGTTCGTAAGTCAAACAAATCCAATTACTCCAAGTTGGATCGTAAGATGGGTTACCTCGGGAACGTTCATGACACTAAAGAGATTCTAGAGAAGATCTTTAAGATGTCTCCTTCGAAGGATCTCTGAGCTCTAAGCTATTAATTGATCTGAAAGTCCACAAACCTAATTCTATCAATATATCAATGGTTTGTTAAGCCAAAGATAATTTGATAAAATGAATACAGGAATTAACATTATGAATGACGACACTTACAAAGAAATACAAGGTAATGGCAAAGCCAAAGGCAAAAGAACACTACGTCAATAACAAAGACTTCCTGGATGCCATCGAGATCTACTTCGCAGAGGTAAAGAGAGCAGAGGCAGCAGGACTTCCTAAGCCACCAATCCCTCGTTATATTGGTGACTGTTTCTTGAAGATGGCCAACCGTCTGTCTTACAAACCAAACTTTGTCAATTACATGTTCCGTGAGGACATGATCTGTGATGGAATTGAGAACTGTGTTCGCTACATTCACAACTTCAATTCTGAGAAGTCAAAGAATCCTTTTGCTTACTTCACTCAGATCATTTACTACGCATTCCTCAGACGCATCTCTCAAGAGAAGAAGCAACTGGAGATCAAGAACAAGATTTTGGAAAGAACTAACTTTGATGAAGTGTTCGATGCCAATGATCTTGATTCATCCAATTATTCGGATTACAATAGCATCAAGGATGCTGTGCACAGTAAGTTGAGATACTGATGAAAGTTGCCATTATTACGGATACTCATTATGGTGCCCGTAAAGGTTCACAACTGTTTCACGATTACTTCGAAGAATTTTATAAGAACGTTTTCTTTCCGACTTTGGATGAAGAGGGTATCACCACCGTCATTCATATGGGTGATGCCTTTGACAGTCGCAAAGGAATCGAATTCAAATCACTCACCTGGGCAAAGAGAGTTGTCTTTGACCCTCTGAAGGAAAGAGGAATCGAAGTCCACTTGATGGTGGGTAATCACGACGCTTATTATAAGAACACAAACGAAATCAACGCTGTTGATCTTTTGTTGCGTGAGTATGATAATGTGAACGTTTATTCGACACCGACAGAAGCGAAGATTGATAATTTAGATGTACTTTTTATTCCATGGATCAATCAAGAAAATGAAGAAACAACTGTCAAAACAATTCAAAAGACTCTTTGCTCGTGTGCGATGGG